TTTCAAAAGAATCAAATGGAGCAATCAAATGGCAGGCATACCCGGCAAGAGTGGCGGTAAGCGCCCCGGCGCTGGTAGGAAACCTCCAGAGGTGAAAAAATTGAATGTAGTCGTTCCGGTTTCTGAGAACCTTGCACACAAAGACCCAAAGATATTTCTACTGGCGCTGATGAATGACCTCGAAGCCGACGTGAAGTTGCGGGCTGATGCGGCCAAGTCGCTGATGCCATTCATGCACGTAAGGCTGGGCGAGGGCGGAAAGAAGGACTTACAGCAGGACGCGGCAAAGAAAGCCGGTGGTGGGAAGTTTGCCGCCGCAGCGCCGCCATTGAAGCTGGTAAGCCGTAAGTGACACCAGAATACTCGACGGCGTGCCTTGATTGGCAAGACCGCATCAGGACAGGCAGGAGCATCATCCCAGCCCCGATATTCCCGGAGGAAGCTGATGCGGCTTTGGCGGTTATGCGCGAGCTTCGCATTGTTGATGCACCCGGCAGTCCGACGATTGGCGAGGCATGTGCTCCATGGGTGATGGAATTGGCCGCCGCGATATTCGGGTCTTACGATGCCGAATCAGGCAGGCGGCTTATCCGTGAAGTTTTCGTACTTGTAAGTAAAAAGAATTCAAAGTCCACGGTGGCCGGTGCCATCATGTTAACGGCAACAATCCGCAACTGGCGGCAGTCTGCGCAGTTTGTGATTCTCTCGCCTACGGTGGAAGTAGCCACAAACAGCTTTGCACCGGCGCGGGATATGGTAGCCAAGGATGACGATCTTGACGCGCTCCTGCATGTTCAGAGCCACGTCAAGACGATCACCCATAGGGAAAGCAACTGCACGTTAAAGGTACTTGCAGCGGATAGCAACACGGTAGGCGGCTTGAAGGCCGTGGGCGTGCTTGTTGATGAGTTGCACCTGTTCGGCAAGGTTTCTGGTGCTGAAAACATGTTCCGTGAAGCGTTCGGCGGGCTGGCATCGAGGCCGGAAGGCTTCATTATTTACCTCAGCACGCAGAGCGATGAGCCGCCGGCTGGGGTTTTTAAGCAAAAGCTAGACTATGCGCGGGCTGTGCGCGACGGAAAGATTATCGACCCAGGTTTTTTACCCGTGATATTCGAGCATCCTGACGACATGGTGGCAAATGGCGATTGCTTGAAGCTTGAAAACATGTGGATGACAAACCCTAATTTGGGGTTTTCAGTGGATCAGGAGTTTCTAGACCGTGAGTTTATGAAGGCTGAGATGGCTGGAGGTGATTCGTTCCGTGGCTTCATGGCAAAACATGGAAACGCCGAGATCGGCATGAACCTCAGATCAGACCGTTGGGCTGGGGCGGACTTTTGGGAAGTGCAGGCGAAAGCGCCAGGGCTGACACTTGACCAGCTTATTGACCGTTCAGAAGTGATTGACGTAGGGATTGATGGCGGCGGGCTTGATGACTTGCTTGGCCTGGCAGTTCTGGGTAGAGACAAAGAAACCCGGCAATGGCTGCTATGGACGCACGCATGGGCGCATCCTAGTGTATTGGAACGCCGCAAGGCGGAGGCCGCGCGGTTTCACGACTTCGCAAAGGACGGCGACCTCACGCTGGTTAAGATAATGGGCGATGACGTGCAGGACGTAGCCGACATCGTGGCGCAGATTGAAGCATCCGGCAAGCTGGACAAGGTGGGCTGTGACCCGTCCGGGCTGGGCGGTATAACTGAGGCATTGGAGCAGGCTGAAATACCGGCTGAAAAGATGATTGGCGTTACCCAAGGTTGGAAAATGACCGGGGCAATTAAGACGGCAGAGCGCAAGCTGGCCGAGGGCATATTAATCCACGGCGGCCAACGAATGATGAACTGGTGCTGTGGCAATGCCAAGGTCGAGCCGAGAGGCAATGCAGTCATCATCACAAAACAAGCGGCAGGCTCTGCTAAAATCGACCCATTGATGGCGATGTTTAACGCGGTGACGCTTATGTCGTTGAATCCAGAAACAAGGAGCAAAATTGATGAATTTCTCAATGACCCAATTTTTGCGTAAAAAATGAGCTGGTTTAACCCGAGATCTTGGTTTGGCGGTGCCATTGCCGAAAAGGTAGGGGCGCAGAACGCCTTACCTTCTGTGCAATTAGTTCCCGACACGGCCAACATTGGCACTGACGGCGCACTCCAGATCAGCACGGTGTGGGCATGTGTGGAGTTGCGTGCAAATACTATCGCAAGTTTGCCGTTCTTTGCCTATGAAACCGTAAACGGTGAAAAGACGCTTGCCCGGAAGTCTCGCCTGTACACCTTGCTGCACGAAAGCCCGAACAGCCGACACACGCCATTTGAGTTCTGGCGTGCGATGATGATGAATCACGATCTGCGGGGTAATGCCTACGCCCGGATCTACAGGGACGGCACAGGCGAGGCCGTAGCGCTTTGGCCTATGCCTAGCGATCAGGTCGATGTGCAAGTCCTTGACGGCGGCGTTATGGTGTACACGTACAAGGTCGGCAACGATGTCGCTGTGCTGAGTGCTGACAACGTATTGCACCTGAAAAACCTCGGAAACGGCACGATTGGACTGTCAAAGCTCGAATTTATGCGGGCAACGACAGACGAAGCCAGCCGTGCCCAGGGCGTAGCATCAAAGATATTCGGCGCCGGTGGCAAGCCGACTGGCGTTCTGATGATCGACTCTGTGCTAAAACCAGAGCAACGGGCCGCGCTTAAATTGAGCTTTGCAGGAATGTCCGAGGGTAATGCGTCCAGGCTGCATATTTTAGAAGCAAATATGAAGTATTCGCAGCTCAGCTTGTCGCCTGAAGAACAACAGTTACTTGAAACGCGCAAGTTTTCGATTGAAGAACTGGCACGCTGGTTCGGTGTGCCGTCGGTGATGATCGGCCATGCCGGTGTTACCGCGTGGGGATCTGGAATCGAGCAATTAGTTCAGGGGTTCTACACTTTGGCGCTTCGCCCTGTGATCGTTTCAATCGAGCAGGCGGTACGAAAACGGGTTATGTCACCCAATCAGCGTGCGACAATGACGGCAGAAATGTCGCTGGATGCCTTGTTGCGTGGGAATCCAAAGGATCGTGCTGAAATGTATGCCAAGGGCGCGCAGAATGGATGGCTTACCCGCGCAGAAATACGGCAGCTTGAGGGTTGGCCAAAGATTGAAGGCACTGACGTGCTGACGGCTCAAAGTAACCTTGTTCCGCTGGCATTGCTTGGCACTGTCACCGCATCAGGCGGTTCAGGCGCGAATATCGCGCAATAAAGGAAAACACCATGCACCACAAATCACTGGCACTTGATGCCGTACAAATCAAACTCGCAGACGGGGAAAAGACGTTCACCGGCTACGCATCAACCTTTGGCAACGTGGATTCTTGGGGCGACACCATTGAAAAGGGCGCATATTTAGGCACTCTAAAGGAGTTTGGCCTGCCTAAAATGTTCGTCAACCATCAATCCTATGATGTGCCAATCGGTAAATGGATCAAGGCCTCAGAGGATGATTACGGTCTGTTGCTGACTGGTGAATTTACCCCAGGCAATACGATGGCTGGCGAGGTCAAAGCCGCCCTGAAACACGGCACGATGGACTCCATGAGCATCGGATACCGACTGAAAGCTGGCGATTACACCGACACCGAGAACGGTCGGACGATTCACCGGGTAACTAGCCTGATGGAAACATCCATCGTCACATTCCCTGCGGACAAGTTCGCGCGGGTTGACCTATCCAGTGTGAAAAACATTGATTTTGAATCTCTGCTGCCTGAGTGCAAGACGGAGAAAGATATTGAACGGCTTTTGCGTGATGCAGGGCTGGGCAAGTGGGAGGCAATGGCGATTGTCTCTCGTTCCAAAGCAATCTTTGATGCGCGTGATGTGCAGAGGGGCGCTGAGGGAAAGCAAATGGCTGATATTTTGGCAAGACTGCAAAAAATCAGCGCATAAAGCACGTAATCCTGCATCCTAAACTTTTTTGAAAGGACATTATTATGTCTGAAGCAATCCTAAAAGCCCTCGATTCCGTCGAGGCAAAACTGACCGCCATGTCCACCAAGGCTGATGGCGAAATAGCAACTCTTGGCAAAGTGTCCGGCGACACCAAGACCGCACTCGAAGCCATCGGCGTAGAGCAGCGCGTTCTGGCTGATCGTCTGACCAGCATCGAGCAAAAAGCCACGGCTACCGGCGAGACTGACACTAAAGACGAATCGTGGGGCGCGCAGCTTACCAAAGCCGCCGCCTTCAATGACTTCGTTGGTGGCCGCACGCAAAAGGCCCGCGTCGAGGTGAAGAACACCTTGGTCGGTGCTGATGCCAACGTCGCACCAGATCGCAAGCCTGGCATCGTACCCGGCGCTTCCAACATCCTGACCATCGAGTCGCTGTATAGCTCCATTCCAACAAGCTCAAACGCCATCGAGTACACCCGTGAAGCATCCTTCACGAACTCGGCTGCTGAGGCCGCTGAAGGCGGCGCGAAGGCTGAGTCTGCACTCACTTGGTCGCTGGTCAATATGCCGGTTTCGACTGTTGCGCATTGGATCAAGATCAGTCGTCAACTGGCGATGGACAACGTGGCCCTTGCCGCTTACGTCAACGCCCGTATGCAGTACGGTGTGCAGCGTCGCGTCGAGACTCAGTTGGTTGCCGGTAACGGTGTTGCTCCTAACATCGGCGGCTTCTTGCTGGCCGATAACTTCACTGCGCACGGCTACCTGTCTGGCGCCTTGGGTACTGTGCTGGCCAAGCTGGTGCTGATTCGCAAAGTCATCGGTGACTTGGAAGTGTCAGGATACTCGCCTAGCGCCATCGTGCTCAATCCTGCTGATTGGGCGACCATCGAGATTGAATTGCTGACTGCTGTGAGCAACGCAAACCGCGTGACTTACGATGTGGCTGGCAATCCTCGCATGTTCGGTGTGCCTGTTGTGAAGTCTGTCGGCATGGTCGCTGACACCTTCGCTGTGGGTGACTTCAACCAGCACGGCAACATTCACAACCGCGAAGGCGTGATTGTTGAGATGTCTGATTCTGATTCGGACAACTTCACCAAGAACCTGATCACGTTGCGCGCAGAGCGCCGCCTGGCGCTTACGTCCGAGGTGCCTGCTGCTGTGCGTGGCGGTGACTTGACCCCACCTGCTGAATAATCAGTAGTTCAACCAAAGGGGCCGGTTTAGGCTGGCCCTTTTACTGGAGGTACTAATTATGGTCAACGTGAAATTTATTACCACCGGCGCAAACAGCGCATTCGGTGGCTTTTCAACCGGCGACAGCCTGCGCTGTGGCGAGGAAATGGCAAAGCATCTGGTCGATT